GGTATGTAATCAAGAATGGTAGCTGTGTGTTGACTACTGGATAGTCCAATCCGTAGGACATATCATCAAAGATGCTTTCTTTTTTCGTCATATTGAGAAGTGGATAGACAGACAAAACTTTTTTGTAACTGGTCATATAATGGATAAAAATTCAAAGAACTTAAATAATCCAGACGGTAAAGAAGGATATTACGGACTCCATAAACAGTGTATTTTAGTTAATTTAGATTACTATAAAAAGTTTGATCGTCCTGTTTTTGGTGATAAAAATTCTACGAAAGACGAGACAGTAGCAAAAGCTAAAAGACATGCTAAAGATATTCATGACGATTATACTCCCTTATCCCTAACCCCTACTCACGAGTCTACTGTTTGTACTCCTCTTGTAGATGGATGGAATTTTATAAATACTAGTCTTGAAAATGGGTTAATAGTATATAATTTTCATCCTAAAATAAGGGATCATAAACAGTATCTTTATCCTACTTCTAGCGCAGAAGAGCTTTCTAAACAACTCTCTTGGATTATAAATATTGTAGAATACGCACCTACTTGCGTCTTTTTTTGGAACACAGAGAATTATAAAGATCTTAAATATGTTAAGATAGAAAAACCAATTAAAAAATTGTACTCAGTCGCAGCTAGTTTCAAACCTAATATGATACTTAATACTTATGGTTTTGAGGATGATTCAGAAGTAGTATTTTTTGATTATAGTAAACAAGCTCTTGCGTTCAAAAAACTTCTTTTAACTCACTGGGACGGTGAAGACTATCCTGGATTTTTGAGTTGGGCAGAACAAAAATATAGTATTAATGAAACTAAAGGAGCAGAGACAGAAACTAATACTCGCCAAGGTCTTTGGGAAAGAGAAATTAGTTGGTGGGGGAATGAAAAAACTATCAAAGAACATTGGGATAGATACAAAAAACTAAAACATGAGTTTATTCACGTTGATATTTGTGAAAATCCTGAGTATGTAACATCCCAAATCACCTCTGATGATAATTCAGTGATATGGTGGAGTAATGCATTTCATACAGTTAATGCCCAATACCTAAGAGGTTTACAAGGGGTCACAGATTGTTATAATAAATGGTTGGAACAAATAGCTAGTAAAAATGATAATCTTTACATATTTGGCAAAGATTATTTAGATAAACCAGTAGAGGGTGGCACATTAAAGGAGTACTTAAATGGATATAGAAAGACTTAAATTATTTAAAAATGAAGAAGACGTCAAGTCGTTTGCTAAAGTAAATGGTTACGGAGATAAAGGTATAGAAAAGCTTATTAATGATTGGAAAGCAGCTCTCGTAACCCCTGCAAAAGAAATAAAAAAAGGTAAGAAAAAGTTTGGAATCTTAAGCAGTAATGATTATTCTTCCAAAGACTAAATTACAATTTGATAACAGTTGGCTAGACACATTAAAATTTGAAGAACATTCGGATTATGATTTAGCAGGTCATGTAAGCGCTATTGCTGTCAAAAGTGAATCGGGAAAGGTATTTGATTTTTATAGGTCTGACCCCTTAGAAATGCCTAAAGATTTTAAATATACTGCTTTATATAACAAGATTGAGACAGTCAAAAAACTAACAGACTTTTTCAAAATAGAAACGACTAGAGTTAGAATACATCGACAACTGCCTGGTCAGATTATTCCTATGCATACGGACGATAATAATATCAAAGCTACTGACTCTGAGCACTATCGGCTAAGAATGTTAACCGCGCTTTCTGAAAGTGAAGATTTTATATATAGATTTTCGATAGACAATGAAATAGAAGAACATTCTCTTAAAAAGGGAGAAAGTATTATATTTGATCCAGATAAAGTGGCTCATGGTATGCTTAATAACTCTAAAACAGATATCAGATACTGTTTCGTTCAGATATTTAAGGCATACCCAATATCAAGCTGGATAAAAAATTTTATTAATGAAGAAAAAACAATAGTGCTATGAATAAAGATTTTGGTACTGCCTTTCATAAACCTAATGGTAACGCGGTAAAAGTTACAATAAACGAATTTAGAGAAAAATTATATCTTCACATAAGAGAGTATACTATGGATGGAGATACTGGTCAGTGGTTCCCTACTAAATCGGGTTTTTCAATACCTGCTGATGAAGTTAGTTCACTAATACCCTTGCTAGAAGATGCAAGTGATTTAGTAGCTAAAAGATTCATCTGGAACACACAACTAGAATTAGAATTGGAGAATGATTATGAGTATTAAAGCTTGGAGCGATGAGCAAGAAGTTGAACTAATACATATGTATACTGAAGAAAACGAAAAAGACGTTCATAAATTAGCAGAACACTTCTCAAAAGGTTATAGAAGTGTTATAAGTAAGTTGGTTCAGTTAAAAATTTATGAAAAACCAGAAATTTCAGAAGATGATAAATCTCAAACAGTTAAAGTTATGTTACGAGAGTTAGAAGATATTCTAGGTGTTCAAGTTGAAGGAACTAATTTAAATAAAAAAGAAAACTTAAGTCAACTTTTAGAGGCAATCAAAAAGAGGATAGAATGAACGAAAGACATGAAGAATACATGAAACGTCGTATACGTGAGGAAGAACAATTAGAAGATCTAGCTCATGATAGTAAGTATGTTTATGAGTCACCTGATGGGGGTAAAACTGTATACGCCCATCCTTTTGGGCAACCTCTTACCAAAGTTATAATTAAATCGTCTCCCGAAGAACAAAAGATATACGACTATCTTGATGTTAAGATTCCTGCTACGTACCCTAAACCAAAGTACGGAAAGCCGAGTAAAGAATTTAGTTCTCTTGTAAGCAGGCTATATGCTAATGATAAATCTAAAAAAATTGAGTATAAATATAACGAAGATGTCTTACTTAAAGAATTTAAGGAATACATAAACGCAACATATGGTGAGCATTATTCAAAAGATAAATTTCAAGCAACAGAGTTTATCATGGATGGGGGTCACGGAACAGGTTTTTGTATCGGTAATGTTCTTAAATACGCACAAAGATATGGTAAAAAAGGAACACGTGAAGATGCTCGTAAAGATTTGATGAAAGTTCTTCACTACGCTTTAATGCAACTTTATGTTCATGACAGTGGCATTTAGAGATTTTATAAGTTTTGAACTTCCTAATCCTTACTCCCGATGGTGTAGGTAGTACCTATCTACAACGAGCCTTAACAGTATATCTAAACAGTGCGGGGTTAGATTATTGTAATACGCATGAGCTATTGAACGGGCTAGAACTAGATAAAACCAATATGCTGTTTAAGAACTTCGACTTTGAGTATTCACAAAGTATAGGAGAGATTTCTAGCTTATTAGAAAGTAATCAAGCAAATCTTGTGAGTAGGATTGCCCAGTACCACGTAGTTGAAAGACAAAAAGTAAAAAGGGAAAATTACGTCCAATTTTATAAACTTTGTAATAAGATGTACGGGAAAATCATACACTGCACACGAGACCCTTTTGAATACGCACTAAGTTGGGGTATAAGAAAAAATACACGAAAATTAAATGTATATAGTATAGAAGAGCGTATCAAAACTCATGGTGAAAACATAAAACAAGAGATAGATTTAGAGTTTTTTATAGCAAAACTAAATCAGTACAAAGATTATGATTATTGGGTTAGCGAAAACTTTTACGAGACCGAAAGTGTTGAGTATGACTTACTACATAGTGATGTAGATGTTTTATTGCAAAAGTTAACAGGACATTCACATAAAGTAAAAGATAGATTCGGATCAACACTACAAGACTACAGTTCTGTAAGATATTTAATAAGTAAGTACATGCAAACTAAAGAAAAATATTATTTATTCGATAAAAGTCGCCTCAAAGGAACTGTCGATCTATATAAATTCATAAAAAATTTAGAAAAAAATAAAAAGTTACCAAACGGAATCCCTATCAAAATGAATACTATGGCCGATAAGAAAAAACGTATTATAAATTTTGAGGAGGCTAGACTAAGTTACAACAACTGGGCTAAAAACTCTAATCAAT